TAAATATAAAAACTTTTTAAGTACCGGTAATTACTTTACTGAATTACAATTTGATAAGTCACCTAATACCCTAATTGTGGGTTCTAATGGTGCAGGTAAATCTACGATGCTTGATGCGTTGTGTTTTGCCTTGTTTGGTAAACCATTCCGTTCGGTGAACAAACCACAACTATTGAATAGTATCAATGGTAAAGATTGTATCGTTGAAGTTGAGTTTAATACTGGCAATAAATTATATAAGATTGTTCGTGGTATCAAACCAAATGTGTTTGAAATCTGGTGTGACGGCGTAATGATTAACCAAGAAGCCGCAGTCCGTGATTATCAGGAATACCTTGAAAAGTTTATTTTGAAGCTGAACTATAAGTCATTCACACAGATTGTTATTCTTGGTTCAGCATCATTCACACCATTCATGCAATTAAAACCTGGTGACCGTAGAGAAATCATTGAAGATTTATTGGACATCCAAATCTTTTCAGCAATGAATAACATCCTTAAAGATAAGAACCTAAACAATAAAGAATTAACCTCTTCTAAGAAATATGAAATTCAATTAGGTGAACAAAAATACGAATTACAGAAGAAGCATATTGATGAACTTAAACAAAACAATGATGAGAAGGTTGCTGAATACGGCAACGATATCAACAGCAGTAATAGTGTTATATCCACCCTATCAGGAGAGATTGAGTCCTATACGGCCGAAGTCGAGCGGCACCAATTGGCGATTGCATCTAAAACTGAGACAGAATCTAAAGTCAAGAAGCTTACGAAACTTGAATCTCAGATTGAAAGCAACTTATCCAAATTTCAAAGAGATATCAATTTCTTTCAAGGCAATGATAATTGTCCAACATGCCGGCAAACCATTGCCTTGGGGTTTAAGGAAGAGGAATTACATTCACTATCCTTAAAGGTCGGTGAGTGTACCCATGGTCTAAGTAAACTAGAAGAAAAACTTTTAGAAGAACAGGCTAAACTTAATGCTATCTCTGAGGTGCAGAAGAAGATACAAGCATTACAAATTAAGATTGCAACAAACAACACATCTATTACAGAAACTAATAAGTATATCAAGAAACTTGAGAAGATGATTGCTGAACTTAAAGTTACTGAAGCAAACACCGAAGATTCTTCAGATGAATTGAAAAAGTTGGAAGTTAATCTAGAATCTTCAAAAACAGAATTGCGAGAGTTAATTGATGAGAAGGTTTACTATGATATAGCCGCAGGATTATTAAATGATACTGGTATTAAAACCAAGATTATTAAACAGTACCTGCCAATCATCAACAAATTGGTAAACAAGTATCTAGCATCATTTGATTTCTTTGTCAACTTTAATCTTGATGAATCGTTTAAGGAAACAATTAAATCTAGGCATCGTGATGAATTCACCTATGCTAGTTTTAGTGAAGGTGAGAAACAAAAAATTGATTTAGCATTATTGTTTAGCTGGCGTGCAGTATCTAAACTGAAGAATTCAACCAACACCAATCTTTTGATTTTAGATGAAGTATTTGATTCTTCATTAGATGCAAATGGTACCGAATATCTAATGAATATTTTGCAAATGTTGGAAGGTACTAATGTGTTTGTTATTAGTCATAAAGGCGATATACTGCAAGATAAGTTTAGATCAGTAATTCGGTTTGAGAAGGTCAAGGATTTTTCAAGGATAATGAAATGAGTGAATTTATTAAATTAAGTGAATATTTTGATGGGTCAGCTAATAAAACATCACAGGTACATAAAACTGCCTCTGATCCAAACAAATATATGGTTTTATTCTATCGAGCAGAAGATGATTTCAATGAAGCCAAATTCTTTGATGACATAGAAGATGCACAAGATTCAGCTGAAGATTGGGTACAAGGATAAAAAAATGTCAACAGTTCTAACATTTAATACTGAAGAAGATATCGTAAAAGAAGAAGAAATATTGCCTCTTACTTTATATGATGACAATCATCCTATGCTATCAAGAATGATTCCTGAATATGATATTAGAAATTTACCAAATCCTAATATTATAAAGTTAGCTAAACAATTGAAGATGACCATGAAGCTTCATAGTGGCATGGGACTATCAGCAAATCAATGTGGAATATTTCAAAGAATTTTTGTTATTGGTACGGAACATTTCCAACTAGTTTGTATTAACCCTAAAATTGTAGAACAATCGGAAGAAATGATAAAAGATACCGAAGGTTGTTTATCTTTTCCTGGTATGTCACTTAAAGTAAAAAGGTCAGATTGGATCATGGCTGAATACTATGATGAAAATGGCAAAATACACAATGTTAAGATGGAAGGGTTGACTGCTCGTTGTTACCAGCACGAAATAGATCACATGAATGGTATCAAGTTTACCTCTTATGCAGGTCCAGTTATGTTACAATTGGCCAAACAGAAACAACAAAAACTTATTAAGAAAATTAAAAGACTATCTAGATGATTGATGATATTGAAACCCAATGGATTAAGTGGCAAGATGAGAATCCTGCCTCTTCATTCATGGATATAGATGATGGTGAATTGAAAGAAAAAACTATTAGTGATTTAGCTTATGTTTCACAAATGGATGTGAAAGAATATACTTTGTACCAGAAGTGGTGTGAAGTGCATGAAAAATATCCTACTGTTGTGAATCAAACTTTATTTGGAGAAGAAGTCCAACTTCTTGATCCAAAGCAGCAAATCATTGTTGATTCTGTGAAGAATAACATTTGGGTACCCAATTCATATGAAGATTATTTGAACCTTCAGCCTGTTTTGGAATATACCGATGATTCTAGTATCATGTCTGCCAAAGGCATTGATGGCTCTGATATCCAAGTTGACAATAAACGAAGTAAAGAATTACCTGAAAAATGGAATACTGCTCGTACATTCATTTCAACAATGAAGAACAATTCCAATATCGGTCGTAACCTAAACTTCTTTGTCAAAGATGCTAAGTCAAGTAAGTATCTTGGTGTTATTTGCATTTCATCCGACTTTCTTGATTTAACTCCTCGTGATAGTGTGATTGGTTGGCCTAGAGAATTGAAAACACAAGGTGGCATGATTAATCATACTGCGATTGGTTCTACTATTGTTCCATTCCAACCATTGGGTTATAATTATGTTGGTGGTAAACTACTAGCCTTGTTATGTCTATCTGATGAAGTGCAGAATTTATGGAAGAAACAATACGGTGATACTCTGATTGGTGTAACAACAACATCATTGTATGGTAAAACCAAGTTGAATGGTCTTTCACAATATGATAACCTTGACCATTGGCAGAAGATGGGATTTACGGCAGGTTCTGTTTCATTTGAACCTGCGAGAGATACTCGTTACTTGATTCGTGAATGGTTGAAGGCCAAGTATAGTCGTAAGTATTTTGAATGGTATGTTGCAAAGAAACCTTCTGGTCAACCACATAAGCGTGACCATAAGAATCGGTCTTTAGGATTTACATACACTAAACTTGGTGTGCCTAAAGAAATTATTCGTACCGATCATGCTCGAGGCATCTACTTTAGTCCCTTGTACAACAACAGCTATGAGTTTCTCCGCGGTGAAATCAAAGAAGATGCCTTAGTAAAATCATTTGATACTAGCTACGAATCGTTGGTTGACATTTGGAAGAACAAACACGCTAAAGGTCGTATCAAACAACTAGTAAAAAAAGATACCGTTTCCTATGAGTCTTTATTTTATGATGACCTAATCTATATGTCATGGGAAGAAACAAAGGCAAAGTATCTATCACAAGTTGGGCGATGATGTATATGTGCCGTGAATTTCAACGATAAAGAGCATATATAATTATATGAAGTAAAAAATGCGGGGTGTCTGAGACAGTTTTTCTCCCAAGAAAAATAGACGGTTTAATTCCCTAACCCCGCTCCACTTTCCCTAAGGGTGTTGCCTAAAAACAACACTCTTTTTTTATTGCCTTGACATATAGGCCAGTTGTGTTATACTGGTTGCATTGATAGGAGATATACATGAACGATACACTTCAATTCGCCCCCACAGAAGATTATTCCCACACATTGTTGGAACAACAGGAAATGCACTATTTCTCCTGTGTCCATGATGTTCAAGAAGCCTTTCAAACTCACGGTATTAAAGATATCCTTAGTGAAGTCTGTAAGAATCCTCAATTAAATCAACAGCTTACCGACTATATAAAGAGCTTGCAATCTAAGTAGGATTGTGTTATACTGGTTGTTCCTAATGAGAAAAAGCGTACTATGACATTTACTGTTGAAACAAAATCTCAGTTGGCAAAACTACTTGCCACCGAAAACCTAACCATTGTGCATGATAAAATCTCAACGGCTAGGTTTGATCCAACAAATCGTATTTTATACTGCCCTATCTGGAATGATATGTCAGGCGATTTGTATGACCTGTTGCTAGGCCATGAAGTTGGTCATGCACGATATACACCGGCTGAAGGGTGGCATGATGCTATCTCAGGTCGTGGTCGTAATTTCAAAGGCTTCTTGAATGTTGTAGAAGATGCCCGTATTGAAAAGAAAATCAAACGCAAATATCCTGGCATTCGTCAGTCTTTTATCCGTGGTTACCAAAGCCTTTTAGACCGTGACTTCTTCGGTATTAAAACCCGTGATGTTAACAAATTATCATTCATTGACCGTTTAAATATTTACACCAAATCTGGTGGTACATTGTATATTAATTTCACCGATGAAGAAGTGAAAATGGTGAATGATGTGGAAAATTGTGAAACATGGGACGATGTTCTCCGTGTTACTGAAGTTGTTTTCGGTTACTCAAAAGATGAGCAATTTGAAACACAGCAACAATTTTTCTTGCCTGATCCAAACGGTGAATTTGAATTTGATGATAGCGATTCGGATTCTTCAGATTACGATTTTGACGATACTTCCCCTTCTGATGAAGATGGTGATGATGAAAATACGGATGATGGCGATGCTGAAGCTTCTGATAAATCTGACGAAGCTGATGAAGAATCGGATGAAGATGGTGATGGTGATGGTGAAAACGGTGAAGATGGTTTTGGTGAGAAAAAAGGCGCCAATTTGAACCGTGTCAAAGATTCAAAACCAAATGTTGATGATAATTTTGAACCTGTTTGCACCACAGATGAAGCGTTTCGTAACAAAGAAGTAGAACTTGTTGATGAAAAATGCCGGCCGTTTGTTTACACTAAAATTCCACAAGTAGATTTGGAAAAGATTGTTACACCAGCTAAAGTTGTGCATCAGCATTTATATGATTTCTATTTCAAGAATGAGCCATCAGTTGTTGCTCATTACAACACAAAAGTAAAAGAATTCAAATTGAAAAATGACCGGTACATTGGTCTGCTTGCAAAAGAATTTGAAATGAAAAAGGCTGCTCGCTCATATGCAAAGGCCAAAGTGTCCAACACAGGTGATATTGATATTGGTAAACTTTACAAATATAAAGTTGAAGATAACATTTTCAAAAAAATGATGCGAGTGCCAAAAGGCAAATCACATGGTTTGGTTCTGTTGCTTGATTGTTCTGGTTCTATGCGAAACAATATGGATGCCTCTATTGAACAGATTTTGGTTCTTACCATGTTCTGCCGTAAAGTGAACATTCCATTTGTTGTGTATGGTTTCGGTGATTCTCAAACGGCTCGTAAGTTTGATTTCAAAGATCAAGCACCAAAATCTGGTTTTTCTTATGAAGAAGGAGATTTGTTCTTGCAACCAGTTTATCTGCGAGAGTATTTGAATTCTAAAATGAGTAGTGCTGAATTTAATGCTTGCATTCGTAACATGATTGCTTTAAAGACTTCGTATTCAATTGGTCGCCGAAATCATCCTTTGACTGAAACACTTGGTAATACTCCTTTGGTTCAGGCGATGGTTGCTCTTGAACCAATCACAAAGCAATTCCGTAAAGTGAACAACCTTGATTTGGTTAATTTGGTAATTGTACATGACGGTGATGCTGATACTACCGATTTTGTTGTTAAATCTCGTGAAGTACCAAAAACAGATCCAGAGCGTTCACCATTTGAAGCAAAACGGTTTCAAGCTCGTATTGAAAATATTTACATCAAAGACCGTAATTCTAAATTGCAAATCAAACTTGATTTCCATTACAATGAGAGTCATTACAATGTTGATGATAGTTTGCGTGTTGCAATTTTTGATTGGTTCCGTGCTGTGACTGGTGCTAAGATTTTTGGTTTCTTTGTTACTGAAACTGGCCGTAGTTTAGCGAATTCTATTGCAAACAAATATTACGATAAAAAAGGCCGTAACATTAAACAAATTTGTACCGAAGATTTTCAACACACACATTGGCAATATTACCGTTCTGAATTTGTTCAGAGCTTAAGTAAGAAAC